AAGGTGTTGGGTATGGTTCTACCATGAAACCAAAGTCAAAGAAGAAAAAGAAGGGAGGTAAAAAGTAATGGGATATACATTTAAGGTTCAATCCTATGATGAGCCAAAAAAAGAACCAAAGGCTTCTGTTAAAAAATCTAAAAAGGTAACAAGTGAAAAGGAAGAAATTAAGGCGAGTTCCTAAAGACAAAAAGACAGGTATTGCTAAAAAATACTTGTCTGGTTCTAAAAACAGGGCTGCAAAAGCGGCTGAAATAAAAAGGACTGCTGAAGCCTACAGAAAAGGAGAGTTTATTGATATAAAAGCTGTACAAAAATCAAGGGTTGCTCAAAATGTCACCACAAAGAAAAAGAAGAAAACCACTAAGCGAAAGCGTAAAAAAAGCACTTAAAAAAAAAGCTGACGGCACAAGATTCTTTTATGGTGAACTTGCAGAGGTTTATCGCAAAGGACAAGGGGCTTATTTATCTGGTGGGTCAAGAAATACAACAATGCAGGCTTGGTCTTTTGGTAGGGTTAATAGTTATATGAGGGGAGATAAGGCAAGAACAGCAGACGCATCTATATATACTAAATACAACAAAAGGAGGTAACTGTGAAACTAACTACTAGACAAAAGAACACCCTTAAAAAACATCAGGAAACACATGGGCATACAAAGGCTCATATGGAATATATGAAACGTAAGATGAGAGAAGGCATGAGTTTTACACAGGCTCATAACATGGCTATGAGAAGAAAAGGCAAATGAATTATACCCTTACAGATTGGAAAAAAGAACTTGGAGAAAAAATTCTTTCCGAAAGATATGATTCTTTTACTGAAAAAAATTGTTTGCGTAAAATCTTTTGCTTGCCTGATGATGTAGAAGATTGGAAAGAGCTTCACTTTATTCAATTTTTAAATGCAATAGATCCAGAAAAATATAGAAAAAAATGACAAAAGATCCGAGACTTAAAAGATTTGGTTTATCTGCTTTTAATAAACCTAAAAGAACCCCATCACACCCAACAAAGTCTCATGTGGTTTTGGCAAAAGAAGGTGACAAAATAAAATTAATAAGATTTGGAGCGCAAGGGGCAGACACAAAACCACCAAGAAAAGGCGAATCAGAAGCAGATAAGTCAAAAAGACGCAGTTTTAAGGCAAGACACGCTAAAAATATTGCAAAAGGCAAAATGTCAGCAGCTTTTTGGGCTGATAAAGTGAAATGGAGCTAATA